CTAACCCCAGAGGAAGTGGAGGCCATCCGCCTGATCGGTGACAACACCGGCTGCATGACACTCAAAGGCGCCAGCAAACGCCACGCCACCAGTGAGCGCTGTGACGAGTGGCCCATGCGCCAGGAACTCCTGGAACTCGCACAACGCGAAGGCCTGACCACCGACTGGTAAGACCCGCTTCTTACCAACCGCTTCTTCCCGACGGCTTCTTCCCGCCTCGGAAATTTCCTTGATCTCGTTCCCCAACGAGTGCATATCACCCCGCGACTCACTGAGTTTTCCCAACGGAGGGGTGGTAGAGTGGTCGATTGCGCCAGTCTTGAAAACTGGAGAGCCGAAAGGTTCCGTGGGTTCGAATCCCACCCCCTCCGCCACTTAACTCCTTTATTTTTAAAGGGTTACACGCACAAAGCCTGATCTAGGCGGTTGTCTCTCACATGCACCAAAGCGCCCCAAAATGCGGCTAATAGGATCTTTTTAGTGTAAGCAAAGTGTAAGCAGTTCTTGGCAGAGTTTTCGTATCTAAATAACCCAGCACCGTTCAGAAGGTCGGGTGGGGGCGGTGCGCTTTATTCGAATCCAATTAATCTGATTCTATTCTCTGCCCGTTCAAAGATTCCCCAAATAGGGAATCCATCTTTTTTGGATGTTTTTCCCATCTTATCCCAGGAGGCGCGTCTCCTCTATGATTGAGGTAAATACGATTTAGCCGCCGTTTGACACTTTCTTCAGTTATCGACCTAAAATGGCGGCAAACCGATTGATCGTTTCAATAAGAAATATGACCGTGCGCGGCTTTAATGCAATTCAACGCTCAAATAAACATAGATTATCTCCTAGCACTCTTTACAGTCTGAGCTTTTAGTTGCCTCATGAATAAGCATTTTAATATGTGTGTTGCCGCATTTTTCCTTCTTATTTATGCTTCTTATGGTGAGTTCAATCGCAAGCAGGAAGCTGAAATTACGGCTGATAATCATGATTTAGTTTATAACCCTGAGACTGAGGACTCTCCGATTACCACTGAAAATATTTCTAACCTTTTGAAAGAGTTAATAGCTGATTCAGATAAAAAATTGCATGAAGAAACCAAAAAAGCTGCAGAGTTAGGTGATTCGATTGAACAACACAACTTAGGGGTTGATTACGCAGAAGGCACAAGAGTAGCAAAAGACCATGGTGAAGCCGTCAAATGGTTCAAAAAAGCTGCGGAACAAGGAAATGAGCGCTCACAATACAATTTAGGAATTTTTTACTCACAAGGCACAGGAGTAGCAAAAGACCATAGTGAAGCAGTGAAGTGGTTCAAAAAAGCTGCGGAACAAGGAAATGCTGACGCTCAGTATAATCTTGGGTTTAGCTATGCCAACGGATTAGGCGTGCCTGAGGACCATACTGAAGCAGTGAAGTGGTTCAAAAAAGCTGCGGAACAAGGAAATGCCAATGCTCGCAATAATCTCGGTGCTTGCTACACTTGGGGGAATGGTGTTCCCAAGGATGGAGCTGAAGCAGTCAAATGGTATCGCCTAGCTGCGGAACAAGGACACGCCGATGCTCAGTATAATCTTGGGGCATGCTACGACAACGGCTATGGAGTGCCAAAAAATCATGCTGAGGCGGTCAAATGGTATCCCTTAGCTGCGAAACAGGGACATGATGCTGCTCAGTTTGATATGGGAGCACACTACTACTATGGAAAAGGGTTAGCCAAGGATAGTGCAGAGGCTGTTAAATGGTTTCGTATAGCTGCGGAAAAGGGCAATACTCCAGCACAATTACTACTCGGGGTCTGCTACAACAGCGGCGAGGGTATAGCCAAGGATAGTGCAGAGGCTGTTAAATGGTTTCGTATAGCTGCGGAAAAGGGCAATACTCCAGCACAATGTAACTTGGGCGTAGCCTATGAAAAAGGCAACGGCGTGCCTATAGATTATAGAGAAGCAGTGAAGTGGTATCGTAAAGCCGCAGAGCAAGGAAATGCCGATGCTCAAACTAACTTGGGCTTAGCTTACCAAAATGCTTCTGGCGTAGAGAGAGATCAAACAGAAGCTATCAAATGGTTCAAAAAAGCTGCGGAACAGGGCAATGCTACTGCCCAGTTATTACTCGGGGTCAGCTACACCGGCGTCGAGGGTATTCCTGCGAATGAGTATGAAGCTGTCAAATGGTTCAAAAAAGCTGCGGAACAGGGCAATGCGGCTGCACAGTTATTACTCGGGGTTTGCTACAGTTCTGGCGAAGGAGTAGTCAAGAATGAAGCCGAAGCAGTGAAGTGGTATCGCTTAGCTGCGGAACAGGGCAATGCTACTGCACAGTATAGCATTGGGCTCTGCCTTGCGAGCGGACAAGGAGTAGCCAAGAATGAAGCTGAAGCAGTCAAATGGTATCGCCTAGCTGCGGAACAAGGACACGCCGATGCTCTGCTCAATTTAGCATTATGCCACCTTAACGGCCAAGGCACAGTTAAGAACGATATGCTAGCATACACGTGGTTTAAAATATGTGATTCCTATAAAGATTATGATCTAGAAAGTATCTTAACGGTGCTCGAAAAGAGAATGTCACCCGAGCAAATCGCTCAAGCTCAGAGGTTGATCAGTGAGTGGGTGGAGAAACATAAGAAGGAATAACCAGCACTGGCTTTAGTTTGGTTATTATCAATTTCCGAGTGATCGGGAACACCCCTCTTTATAGAAGAGGGGTTAGTTCCCTTTCCCGCTTCACTGGAGGGAAGAGTTTTCCTTTTCCCGATATTTTCCCGCTGTTCCCGCTTGGTTCATTCCCCAAGTATAGGTGTCGAATTTCTTAAGAACACCAAGGGTTTCAGCCTTCTGCATGCGTTTCTTCATAGTGTCCGGTAAGGTATCTTTTTCGTTCCCGCTGATTTCCTTTTCGATTTCAACGGCTTGTTTTGGAGTCATAGCGGGAAAGGCAATATTTTCCCGTTCAGCATGTTCAAAGATGGGTTCCCAAAACTTTCGCGCTTCGGTTACTGCTTTCTCTTCGCGCTGTGCTGCTTTCAGTCCTGCTGCCCGTCCTTGGAACGTGTGCATACCTTTAGTATCATCCCAGCCAAAGCAGAATCCTTGGTCTTTCGGAATGTCACGCTTGCGCATATCGGTTCCGTAAATGGTCGAGATTCCCTCGCCATCTTTATCAATACGGATGTTTGCAAAGGCTTTGCGGTTTAACTCGCTGCCCAGGTGTCCCCGTGTCTTGGCTTCTTTGCTGCTTGGGTTCTCATGCAGGTTGGTAAAGATTGGGCAATTGTATTCATGGCATAGTGCATGGACTTGAGAGACCAACTGCAAAGCTTCTATTTCATCGTTAGGGCTTGTGCATAGATCGGCAATGCCGTCGATAAATACGCAATCAATGCAACCCTTGGATTTTGCTTCTTTATCCATTACGCCACGCAGAATTTTCAAACGCTCTGAGCGAGCAAACAGGACAAGCGGAAATGATATAAGCCTTTCGCTGACCTCATGATGCCCTGAGCGGGTCACACTTCGATTTACTAGCGCATGCCAATCTGAGGGGCTCTGCTCGGTATCTAAGTGGATGATTGCGCCCGTTGCTTTACCCTTCCATTCGATACAAAGACAATCGGCTTCTGAATAGTATTCCCCGCGCTGTGCTGCCCCAAGTAAGGCAGAGACAACAGCGGATTTTCCCACCTTAGACTTACCTTGAATTACAGTTAGATTTCCACGAGAGGCAATTGGAACGTCTCCGATAACCATGCAAGTTTCATCCTCGGGCGGGATAACCTCAGGATCAAAAGCTAGAGCATAAGCCCGTGAGATTAAATCAGTTTCGCTATTGTCTGATGAGCTTTGAATTAGTTTTTCGTTCATCTTGAGCCTTTCTCTTCAAAGTTTTCAGCGCGAAGGCTTTCGACTGCTATTTCGTCTAGTTTGGCTAATAGGCGCTCCGTATCACTAGCGGCTCTGGGATTTGGCGGATAGCAGGCGGCAAGGTGATTTTCTTCGTGATCGCTGGCAATAATAACGGGAATCCGTAACGCCGGCGATTGGTTGCAAAGCTGGAGAGATTTCATGCGCTCTTTCCTCCCTTCCATCCTAGGGCTTTGTTTTTTTGCCCCTCAATAAATGCGAGTAGATCGCTATGATCGAAGCGTGTGCATCTCCCGATTTTAATTTGAGCCAGCTTACGCTCGGCGGCTAGGGATTGAAGAGTGCGCTTTCCAATATTCAAAAAGGCGGCTGCCTGTGGAATAGTTAGGAGCGGGACGGAGTTGGATGCTTCTGCGGCATCGCGGCGCGTTTGGATATGCTGTGTATTCAACATGGGCACCAGCTTGCCGAACTCCGCGCTTGCTGACCGTGTATGAGACTCAGGTTATTTTACACCCATACTGAATTACTTTGCGCGTTTGGCTTTTAAACTTGTTAATTGATCTAACATCTTTGTCTTGCCATGGATTAAGAATGCTCTGGGCATTTTAGAGATTCCAAAATGTCGCCGATCATTTTTAACAGTCTCGCTGTCTATTTCCTGCGAGAGAAGTCCAGATAGAATTTTCGCAACGTCCATATCTGACCACCACATAAAACCAGGCTTTATTCCAGCATGGATAGTAAATTGGTTCCATACGAAAGCCCTTCTTCTTAATAACACGGGAGTCATTTTTGACGATTTGTTTGTATCAAAAAGCGCGCCCTTGTTTGTCCCTTTGGTTATCTGAATCATCATTGAAAGCTGTAGCTCTAGCTTTTCTTTTTCGGTAGTTTTTTCACTGAAGGAATCTAAGTTGCTCCAATAGCTGATAGGGTCATCTTTTGCATCCCAGACTAATTTGACTATTGCGTTAAATGAAGTGCTGATTGCTTTATCTACATCCACTGGCAAGGGATTTGGTTCTTCTTTCGGGCTACACCAACTATATCCCAAATCTTCAGGCGAGATAGTGATCAAACCATTCCGATTATTTACTGGTTTCTTTTTTTTATTCATGCCGTCCTCCTTCCGTTTTCAATTTGGGTAACATTTTCAGCTTTCGTCTCTGGTCTGATAGCAAAGAATTTCACGGCTTCCTCAGAGGTTACAAGCTGGCGATAATGGTTTTTAATGGTTGAAACTGAGTTTCCACACTCATCAGCAACTCTCGCAACGTCCCGAGTTTCTGCGGTGCGGTAGGAAATGAAGCTATGCCTTGCGCCATTGTTGATGGGTTTCACTTTGGCTAAGGCGTAAAGCTCCTGCATGTGGTCAACGTGAGCGCGTGCGGATTGTGTCCATGCCTTGCCTGTCCTGCGCGGCTGTGTCGCTATCCATGCGGCGCATGTCTCTGTGTAAGGTGCCATGCGAGCGCCTGTCTTGCCAGTGGTGCGAAATTCCCCAGCTTTATCTGGTAGCTTTGAAAGATCGGTATTGAGTGCTTCTGAAACTCGCAAGCCAGCAAACATTCCCAACGCAAGCACTGGCACAAGCTCGGGCTTATGGTCGAGGGCGGTTTGCATGAGCTTCGCAACTGCTTTGGGCGTGTATGCTTCTGGCTCGCCTGTTTCAACTCTCTCAGGCTCTAGGTCAGCAAGAGGGTTTCTCTCGACCCATTTACGGGAAGGGGCTGCTGCATAGCTGAAAAAGGCGCTTAGAGCGGCTCTGTAATGGTTCCGCGACAATGAGCCAAGTAAGGGCGACTTAGGCAATTTAGCGGGATTCCTACGCGATCTGAGGGAGGTTAGCCACTGATCAATTTCTGCGGTAGTAATTGAGCGAGACTCCCTTGTGCCGAAAGTCTGAGCAAAGCGCGTTAGTTTTTCTGATATGTTCTTCAACTGTCTCTCTCCCACGCGGCTTCGCTTGTAATCCTTAAAATCTGCAACTCCCTCGGCAACGGTCACAGCTCTATCTGTCTGAGCTTCAAAACTCTCACGTAGCTTGGCTAATGCATCGCTAACAAGCTCCTCAAACTTAGGGACGCTTGCGCCTGCCTCAGTGAGATCATGCGCTGTGTCACGGTAGAAATCGAAAGCGCGTCTCACTTCGGGGGAAATGTCGCCATAACGCACGCCATGATTTGAAACCTCACGATCTTTCTTCTCGGCAAACTCCCATGCACCTTCCTCATCAGCGAACGATTGGAAACAACGGCGTGTCTTTCCATTCTCAACCTCTCTAGGAAACCACACTCGAAAAGGTGCGCGTGGATTCTTCACAATAGAGACTTTGCAATGGTTTAAATCTGGTCTTTTAGGCTTCCGAGGCATGCGCGTAGATATGCCGCAAAGTGCATTGAAAAGCAAGATTTAGTTTAAGCAAAGTGTAAGCAAAACGTATTTTAAACGATTAAAGCTTGTTCCTTCGGTCTTGAAAACTGGAGAGCCGAAAGGTTCCGTGGGTTCGAATCCCACCCCCTCCGCCATCTGGTTGCTCAATCGACGCAACTGATACGCCATCAACGACTTGCGAATCATCAGAGCAAACCGCGACAGGTTTTTCTGACAGTTTTTCCGACAAGTTGACTCGAAAGCCGGGGTCTATGACCCGGAAACGCAAACGCCGCAGCAGTGTCGTGGAAATCGGCAACGGTCCCGCGAGAATCAAGATCTACACGATGAACCGTCGGGATGGTTATCCCGAGTTCACGCTTTCATGGAAGGAAGCAGCCAGGCGCAAGACGCGCAGCTTCTCCTCGATGGATGAAGCGCGGATGATCGCCCAGCAGATCAGCGTCCGACTGACCAATGGCTGGACGGCCGCCGATGAGGCTACCCGCCGTGACATCGACCTGCTCCGCCACTGCGAGCAAGTGGCACGGGATCACGGAGTCGGTCTTTCCGCCGCGATGGACGAATGGGCCAGCGCACGGAAAGCCGCAGGTGAAATCCCGCTGTCCGATGCCGTCCGGTTCTATCAGGCGAACCGGGCCGATCTGTTCGCCGTCCGGACCAACGTCCAGGCGGCCGCCGAGTTCGTCGAGTCGCTGAAACGAAAAGGCGTGAGCGCCATCTATGTCCGGAACGCCACCAGCAGCCTCAAGCGGTTTACCGACGTCGTGGCGGGCAACATCGCGGATGTCAGCGTGGCCGACATCAACCGATTCCTTGACGGACTCAAGAGCCTTGGGCCGGTCAGCAAGAATGGCATCCGGCGAAACCTCGTCACCATGTTCGGATTCGCAAAAAAACAGGGATACCTCCACCCCGACCGGAAGACTGCTGCGGAACAGAGCGACTCATTCAAGGAGACTGAGAAAGAGATCGAGATTTTCACGCCAGACGAGATGCGTGACATCCTGCTCGCCGCCCACGCCCGCATCCTGCCGCTCATCGCCATCGGCGGATTTTGCGGAATCCGGTCAGCCGAGGTTGAACGCCTCACCTGGCAGGACATCAAGTGGGATCGAGGGCACATCGAGATCGCCAGCCACAAGGCGAAGACGGCGGCGCGGCGACTCGTCCCCCTCCCCGAGAACCTCAAGGCGTGGCTTGCTCCATGGCGTGAGGAAACCGGCCCGATCCTCACGATCAGCGATGTGTCGGGTGCCTTGGGCGATACCGCCGTGAAGGCGAAAATCCCCGGCGGATGGCGTCAGAATGCCCTCAGACACTCGTTCATCAGCTATCGCGTGTCCATGACAGGCGACGTAGCTCGAACCTCTCTGGAGGCAGGCAACTCTCCGAAAATGATCTTCCGCCACTACCGGGAAATCGTGGACGAGGAGGCGGCGCGAACATGGTTCGGCATCACGCCTCCCGATGGCTGGATGCCGACGGGACTCAAGCACAGCCTGCGGGAACGGATGCGGCGCTTGCTGGCACAAGAAGGGACACCGCGTGTTGACAGCGAAGATAGTGCAGCATGAACACTGCCATTCACTCCACCAACGATCCGGCGACGAAAAACGAACCGATTCTGATCAAGAAGAAGGAACTCGCCAAGCGTCTATCAGTCAGCCCCCACACGATTGATGCGTGGGTTCAGCGTCGTGAAATACCCTGCATCAAAGTGACGCCTCGACTTTATCTCTACGAAGTCGAGGCAGTCATGGAAGCCATCCGGAAGAAATACGAAATCAACGCCGCGTGATTCCTGAACACGACAAACCCCGGACGGTGAGAGCCATCCGGGGTTTTTCATTGGTTCACTTGCGCTTCAGTTTTCGAGCCATGCTGACGAGCGACATGATACCGACGGCCAGGCCCACAAGTAGGGATGCCACCCGCAGAGTCCATTCGACTTGCTCTTGAAGAGACGTGATTACACCGAGCACCGGAGAAGCGATTCCGACGATGGCTTTGAACGTGTAGTCGATGTCGATGGGGTGGCGCATTGGTGGAGGTCGGGTGTCAACGCAGGCCGTCGAGATCTGGCGGATCATCTTGGCGGAGGTATTTATTGGCCCATGCCGCGTAGCGGGCGGTGAGTGCGTTATAGGTTTCGATGTCGCCGGCCGCCTTGGCCGCGTTAATGTCCTTGAGCAGTTGATTCATCCACTGGCCGTGCGGCTTTTCCCAAATGAACTCCAGCTTGAGCCGGAACGGATCAACGGTCATCGGCGCAACGCCGGGAAGAGTCCTCACCGGGTTCGCCGCCATCAAAGCGGATGGTTTGCTGAAGATGAGCGGGACGAGCGTGCGAAGATCCACCGGGTCCGAGGTTGATGCGGCGGGATGCGGCGTGACGTTCCGGAGAGTCAATGACAGCTCGACGGCTTCCGCAGGCGTCCGGCTGAGCGGATGAGCGGGCAGCTTTTTCACCGGCAAGGCCACGAGACGATCCAGCACCGGCAACTCCACCGGCCGCCCGATTTGCATGACTGCTGGTGCTGCCGACGGCACGGGGCTTTCCGCGTAGTAGGGAGCGTTGTGCTTGCGATCCTTGGCCGCCGTTGCCACCAGCTCATTCAACTTGGGCGCGGGCGGAAACGGCTTGGCGTGCGCAAGGGTGGCGAGCAGCGCGGCAATGAGAATGTGTGCTTTCATGGTCGTCTCGTGGTTGGCGTCCAGATGGATCAGTCGTTGGCAATGGTCGCCAGCCTCCATGCCTCGTAAGCGGCTTCGCCTTTGACGAACATCACGCTGCCAAGTCCCTGGGCATACGATACGGACTCGCCCCATGACGTGAGGAAGTTGCCGTTGCGTTCAGCCGCCTCCTGAACCGTGGCGGCGACGGCCTCTTGCGCGGACCAGTCGAGATCGTTCGGCAGCGTGATGGGAAGTTCAAGACCGGCCACAATTTCACGAAGACCGGCGAACTTCGGTTCCTTCAACGCGGCGAGGATGGGAGCGAATGCCGCATCGAACTCCGCCCCTTCGGTCGGAAGTCCTTGTGACTGGCGTTTTTCAATCAGAAGCCGCGCCAGCTTGAGCATCACCTTGTCGCGGCCAGCGGTGAAGGTGGCAGGCGAAACGTGCGCTGGCTGCATGGCCAAGTCGATCCACTCGGTCACCTTCATGGAAGAAAGCCAAGAACCTGGACGGCACAGCACATTGACGTTGCGGAACTGATAGAACGCTTCGCCGCGGATCGTGCCCGAAGGCAGGAATGTGGCGATTTCGGCCATGCGGGCAGCGATGCCGGGGCGGTGGATTCCGGCATAGCGGATCACTTCGACGTCCTGCGCGATGAGCGACGGTTTGGCTGCGATGCGGTCGAGCAACTCGGCACGCTTCATGGGACTGATGGCCTGCATGATGGTATGCGCGGTGAACTTCCAGACGGGACGAAGGTCGAAGGGCGTCTGCATGTAGCGATCCACGAGAAGGTCGTCGGGATCGGTCAGCGTGCTGGTTTCCCATGCCTCGCGCCAGTCTGGGCCGATCAGCTTGGCGACGGGATCGACGGCTTCCGCCTGAGCCTGGGTGACTGCGGCGACGAGTTTGGGATCGACGGTGCCAGGAGGATTGGTCGCGGCAGCCGCAGCTTGGGCCTGAGTGAGCGCAGCTTGTGCGGCGGCAACCTTGGAATCCCGTGCTTTCGCGAGATCAAGGAGAGTTGGCGGAGCGGCAATCGCTTGAAGCGCGCCGATGAGGGTGAGTGCGATGGCAGTCAGTAGTTTCATTTTCATTGGTGGTGTTAGTTATGGGGTGAGAGTGATCCGATTTTTGCGCCATTCCTTCGGGTGCATGGTGTTCCAGACATCGGAGCCGTTCGGGTGCTTGGGTTTTCCGGCAGGCGATTCGACCTGATAGATCCAGACGAGCTTGTCGTGGTTCTGTTGCATCCATTCGATGGCACCGAGGTTTCCGCGGCTCGGTTGGAATAGGACGGTGTATCCGGGGGTGCCACCGGGTTGCAGTTGGGAGGTGAGCGAAGAGTTCTGGTCCCACTTCTGCCGCTTGAACTCGGTGTTGTCGCCGGGGGTGGCTGATTGGTTGGCAATAAACACCCATGCGTCTGGATCACCGGAGCCTTGACCCCACTCGGCATCGGCGGGAGCGCCTGTGGTGCAGAACCGATAGATGAAGTATTCCTTCTGGAACGCGAAGTATCCCGGAGGTGGCGGCTGAGGCGTGACCTCTGCACCAGGCAGGATAATCGCGGTGATTTCCCCACTCGGGATGTCCCACGGTGCGAGTGCTTGATTGTCGCTCACCAAGAGCAGCGTGTCAGAGTATTGGATTTCCCAGCGGTTGCTGGCGACACTCCACTTGGCTTCATGCGTGGTGCCGAGTGCGCGATAGACTTTGCGGCCAGCGACGGTCGCTCCGGTCGGGATGTAGTTGTAAAGGTAAGTAGCGCCCGCCTTGAGCAGGAAACCCGGCTCGAAGTTGGTGAGGCTGGCGCGGACCTGGACTTCGACGTATCCCTCTGGGACGGTGATCTCGAACACAGGAAATCCGTCCTTGGTCGTGACGCTTGGGTTGTTGATGTCGTCACCGGGCGTGAGAACAATCGAGTCGCGGTTGAGGTCGCCCAGACGCTCCTCGCCCACGACGAACGGAACCGTCGCAATGAGGGCCAGCGAGAGGATGATGGTGCGCGGCTTCATCAGATGACGTTTTTTGATTTGAGTGTGGAAAGCATGGTGGCGAACGCGTCCACGAGCTGGTCAATGGTCGCCGTGTTGGCATCAAAGGATTTGAGTTCGTTGCGCAGCGTGACGACGAATCCCTCGTCGGACTTCATCACGAACGAACTTGGCGGCGGATAAGGTGGGTCGGCATCAGTGGGCACTCCCTCGGTGCCACGGTTTACGTCGTTTTCGATGATGACGAGAAACGTGCGGGTGCTGGTCGGCTCCCCCGCTCCCTCGCGCCAAGTGATTTCACCCATCAAGGTGATTTCTGAGAGCTCCTCGGAAGTCTCTGATCCGATGTTCAACGCAGAGTTGAGTTGCAGCGTGTTGAAACTGATCACGCACCCGTAGGTTGGCGTGTCGTCGCCCTCCGATGGCATCGACCAGTCCGCGCTGTGGGCGAGGTAAGAGCGGTCGAACTGGTTGCGCAGCTTGATGCCGATCTGGATTTCCAACAGCGCCGGGTCGCCAATCGTCACGGGTGTCACGCCGTTTTCGAGAAACACGACCTGGAGACGGGCGGCATCACCACGCTTGAAACGCAGGGAGTTGATCGCGCTTCGCTGGCTCGGTCCCTGGATGAGTTGGAGCGTATCAAGATCGACGTGGAGATTCACGCCCATGCGTGCCTGTCAACCGGATCACTTGGCTGGCCATTTGCGCAGCGGGCAGGTCTGCGATCTGAAACGCGCCTTGGCATCGACGAAACACCCGCACTGGGCGCAAGTCCGGTTTGATCTGAGTCGGTCGCATGAGGCGCAGACGGCAAGCCGTGCCGCCACTTGCTGGGCGGACAGCATCGGCTGCCTCTGGACCATCGCCTTGGTCTCCGCGCCGATTGCATGGGCCAAACTTCCCGCCCTCTTGAGCAAGCCGGGAGCTGCGGGTGGGCGGGTCTCGATTTCACGAGCCCCAATTCCATCGAGCGTTGCCTCAACCACTGGCAAGGCGGCATTGAGTTCGTCAACAAGTTCAGCCCCGGAATGAGTGAGAGTTCCATCTGAGCGAAACATCCCTTCGATAGAAACCGCATCGAAGAGTAGCTGAACCTCTCGCGGCATGGATGACCTTAGCCTTCTCTCGAAGTCAGGATCAGTCCGCAACCGTCGCAAGCACTCGGGCAAGATGTCTTCCGTTTTCATTGCAGCTCAAACCATCTGATTTCCACGGTTGCCGAGATGGCCGAAGGGTTGTTCCAGCCTTCCGGGTGAGACCAGTTGGATACGTTGTAAGGAATGATGAAGCGGGCATTTTCACCCTCGATAACCGGAGACGCTGACCCTTTGGTGTCTTGTTCCAAGACGGACAGAGTGTAGTCAGGGTCTCCTAACCCGTTATTGATTCCGACGCCGGCTACTGAGCCGACATTGTCAATGGTGGCTCCAGCGATGACCCATACTTCGTAACGATACTCTGATAGGATAGCCTTGTTGAAATATCTGCTAAACGCCTGCCCGCTAAAGTCATCACCGACACTCGGACGATAATCGCTGATCGTAACCGTTATCGGCATTGGTGGACACATTTTCGGGAAATTAAACTCGTGCTGGTCGTTGGACTGAATCTTCTTGATCGGAAGGTAGGCGTTAGCGCGGATCAAGACGGACTTGCCCAAGTCCTGCTGCACGGCGACGGAGTAATCGACTGCGGTTCCCGGCGTCCATGAAGGGGCGTCGATCTTCTTGCCGTGGACATAAACCGAAATCCAATACAGCCCGTTAGCGTATGGTGTCGGAGCCGCGCCAAGTCGAACCCGGAAACCGAGTTGGATCTGGAACGGCGGAGCGGTGCCGTCTAGGAAGCACTTAGGTGTCCACGTCACGTTCTCGATGGTGATCTGGGCCGGGTCACGATTCGGCGGTGGCCTGGGTGGACGCGGACCGCCACCGCCACCACCGCCACCGCCACCGCCACCGCCACCACCACCACCACCACCACCGCCGCCGCCGCCGCCGCCGCCACCACCATCGTCCTTTTGGCATTTGAAGATGGCACAGCCGTTCGCATCGACTCCGGTTTGTACGAGGATGAGTCCGGGACCGCACGCGGGAGGGTCGCCGCACGGCCCGTCATTCGGCACACACCCCCACAAGGCGCATCCGGCATCGTCGTAACCGGTGATGGTGAGGGTTTGCCCCGTAGGGCAGGCCGGAGGATCGCCGCAGGCAATCGGCTGGCAAATGTAGGTGGGACATCCTCGGGCGTCACTGCCGCTCACCGCGAGTTTGGTGTTGGGACCACAAGCGGGCGGATCACCGCAAGGCTCGCGGTCATCCGGCGCGCAAATCCAGATCGCGCATCCGAGATCATTGTATTCGCCAATGCGAAGCGTGGAACCGGGCGGGCATGTGGGCGGGTCGGCGCAGAACAACGGTTGGCAGATGTGAATCCGGCAACCGCACAAATCATAGCCGCCGGTCACCAGTTTAAAGTTCGGGCCACAGTAGGGCGGTGGCTGGCATAGTCCGCCGCAGTTCGGTGGCGGGTCGTCAATGATGGGTGGCACGTCGGGGCATCCGGAGCCGCCCGCACCTGGCTCGGTGGGGTCGGTGTATGGCTCGTCATCCACCGCGCCCGGATACCAGAGCTTCCCCTGCTGGTCGGGTGCCGGGGATGCCGAGCAGCCCGGAGCATGAACCGTCCAGTCGTCGGCGTAGAACTCATCCACACCGAAGTCGGTATTGCGGACCACGCGGCTGACATTGCCGACAATGAAATCGTCGCCCCGGTCGAGATAGATCACATGGAACAGGCCGCTGTGATGGATGATCCAGCGCAAGGAAGATGCCTTGCTGAACGGGTTTGTGATTTCACTCGACCAGCCCGCACGCCGAACCGCCCATCCACGGCGGGCATACTCGGCGGCCAAGGGCCAGATCATGCCGTGTCCGATGCTCATGGCGACTGCGTGGGTGAGGTGACAAGGCGGATGGAGTCGTAAAGCGGGACCACCGGGCACGCGCCATACTTCGAGTTTGGGTTGCTTGGATCGACAACGGGCGTGACATCAATTGGGCGCGGATACCGTTTCTTGCCCTGCTGGTAGAGGTCGGCACCCGTGATGTTCACCGAGTCGTAACAGGTCGGCGAAAGCACGGTCCAATCCTCGGCATAGAATTCCTCAACTCCGAAATCCGTGTTGCGAATGACCCGCGTGACTTTGTTTCCGGTGCCGACTTGTCGGTAGAGCAGCCAGAACAACGCGTTTTGATAGACGACCCACCGCAGGGCGCGTCCGGTGTCGCCGAACAATTCGAGATCATCCCATCCGGCACGACGCACCGCCCACCCGCGACGGGCGTATTCGACGGCCAGAGGCCAGATCATGCCGGAGCCGTAGATCATGGGTTCGGAACAAGGTCGCGGTCGATGGCGATGCGGAAGGTCTTGGACGAACGGATGACCTCGTCGGCCAGCGCGCCCGGTTCGAGGTAGTCCACGCGCCACTCGATTTCGGCGATGGCATCAAAGGTCGTCTGATAGTCGCCCTGATAGTTGCCCAGCGCGTTGATGAGATCCGGCGTGTCGAGATCAACCAGGATGCGGTAGCGCGGTCGGTCGCTCGTGCCGATGATCTCGATGCCGCCGTTGCTCTGGACCAGCACCGTCTCACCCTCGAACTCGCGGATGTTCATGATGATGGAGGCCATCGCCATCGTTTGCAGTTCCTCCCCCTTGAGGAATCCGACATCGAGAAACACCTTGTCGCCGTATTTGAGGAACATGGCGGCTTGGCTGGCCTGCGATGATGAAGGCGTGATGCCGGGAACCGATACCGCACCGGATCGCAGGTCGATGTTCACCTCGATGCCGATACCGTCGTTGAAGTTGGTGTCTTCGATCCCCATGGCCACCTCCAGTGGCGCGGACGGACCATCGCCGTTCGTGGCTATCACCTTGATGAGATAAACGCCGGCTGCCGTCGCCGCGCCGTTGATGAGTCCGGACGAACTGATCACCATGCCGGACGGCAGACCATTCGCGGTCCATGATGTCGGCGAGTTGGTCGCCTGCATCTGATACTCGAAATACTGCCCCTTGCGATAGCCGAGGACGGAGGTGGTGTTGGAAATGACGGGAATGGCCATGATTATTGGATGGTTGCTTTGCCGAGACTGTCGGGTTCATCGCCGGTAAGGGTCGCCTTCAGTCCGTTGAACGCGACGAGTCCCCGCGGGTCGGTCTGGTGGTCGTCCGTGTCGAAGCGAACGAGACGGCCGCGCAGGATAAAGTTTGCGGTCGTCATCGTGGTTTCAGTCGCCTCGGTGGCTCCGTAGATCACACGGTCCACGACGCAGGTATCGACGGAATCGACTGGCTTGCGGACGATGCGCAGGCCGAAGCCGTGCGATGACGGAACACTCGTGAGCATGAAGCTGTGATCGAGCGAAGGAGGCAGGAACGTGACATCCGCGATGTTGCTCGGGCTTGGCGGGTTTCCCGATGGTAAGCCGATGTCGATGGCAACGCCCCAATGAACGAGGGTGTTCGAGTTGAAGACGGCGGCGACGAACGAGAAATCGAGCGAGAGCCGCTTGCCGAGTCGCAGTTGCTTGCCGTTGACGTGGATGCGGAACAGCTCGCGGGAGAAGTCCGTCGGGTAAAACACCTGCTCGCCCGCGATGACCTGTTCAACCTGATAAAAGCCGCGTCCGTCCCATGCGTAGAATCCCGGGGCGGTGAGCTTGGTTGAGCGGCGGCCGAGATAGCCGGGGATCACCAGAGGCGCGGCGGTGTTGGTGTATTGATAGATCACGCCGGTCGCGGGTGATGCAGGGAGGACATTGGCCGTGGTGAAGACCAGCGGATCGACATGCACGGCGGGCAGCAGGCCGCCCACTCGCGGAAGGTCGGCGGGTTTGATCGACGGGACATCCTTCGCCTCGATCTTCTGGCGTGTCGGAAACACCTCGAAGAGTGTCGGCAGTTCCCACGCAGCGATGACGGTTTGTGAAGTGGAGCTGACGCCGGGTGGCGAGGTAGGGATGAATGTTTCCAGGTCTTCCACGCGCTCGCCAAGGTCATCAAGGATCAGTTGCAGCCCCTCGATTTGGGCGATGGTATGACCGTGCGCCTGAAATGCCGACACCGGGCCTGCGGTGGAAATGGTGACGACATAGCCGTTCAGCGCGGGCGCTTCCGCAAACGTGATGCTGAGATCGTCCTCGCCATCGAACGTGACGGCCAGCGGTTCGACGATGGCGCGGCTTCCTCCGTTCTGGCGCACGGTGACATGCAGGTCGCGGGTGCCAAGGTTGTGGCTGATGGTGAAGTCCGAGTTCACCCCGTCACCGACGGGGGTGACGTAATGCTGTGAGCCGGTGATGATCTGGTCGGGCGTGAACGGCACATACGTCCTGCCATAGGGCGGCCGTAACCAGTCGATGTTGGCGGCGGTTTCGAGTCCTTCCCAGTTGAGTTCACGAATCAGGGAGATCGGAGCGCGGAACGGCGTGAGCGTGTAGGTTTTGTCAGGATCGTTCTCATCTTGAATTGCGACTTCGATTTCCAAGTCGGGCTTTACTTCGGCAGCTCCGCGCAGTGCGGCGGCGATTTCGGCGGTGTTGAGATCGAGGATGACGGTCGGATCACCGGGCGGCGCGGAAAACACAGCGACTTCGATCAACTCCTGGTCAATGCCGGCCATCTCGCCGTTGAAGGTGATGTGGGCGATGTTGGTCGCCGGGTTGCTGACGGAGAAAGATCCTCCATCGTCAGCCAGCACCGTGAGCGCGTCCTGAATTTCCTCGGGTCCGTCGTCCACGGACAATTCACGGGTCTTCTTGAACCCACGGCGCAACTGATAGGTGCCCTTGAAGGTCGGCTGGATTTTGAGTGCTTGGATTTCGGGCCAGAGCGTGGTGGCCGATGCCCCGCCTGCTTGCACCTCGCTCACCGTAGGTGCGGGCGGCACGATCAATTCAAAGCTCGCAGTCGATGCGAGCGGCGCCTGCACGAGCCGGACCTCGTGGCGATATTGTCCCGCCACCTGCGTCGAGCGAACGCGCACGAACGAGACGGGCCGCAATTCGGAAAGCAGTCCCCCGGCGGAATATCCGGATAGGGCGATTTCCTGCAGGCCGGTGGAAATGATCCACGAGCCATCCTGTTTTCCGACCACCGCGTCATCCAAACCGATGGCGGCGAGAGCGGTTTGCACAGCGCCCGCCGTGGCATCGTGGGAAATCGACGCGGTGTCTTGGCCGTCCACACGCAACACGAAGAAGCCAGATGTCGGACGGGCATCGACGAATCCGATGGAGGCGCGGATGTGCGTCACAATCCTCTGGACCTCGATGGGCGATCCTTCGAGCGACTCGGCGAAGCGCAGGCCGATGCGCACCTTGTCACCCTGGACGAAGGCCGGGAATGAAATCGCGCTGCCGCCAAGCGTCGTGGTCAGCCTGCGGGTGGTGAGATTGGCGTAAACGGTGGCCTGCATGGGGATGTCCTGCCCATGCCTGCCGCGTCAACTCACAGCTCGAAGTAAGCAGCGTCGAACTTCGTCATGCCGTAGGGAAACGGCGGCTCCAACCCGGCCGCCTGCTCCGCTTCCTCCTCTTCCTTGCCCAGGCGTTTGGCGAGAAGTCGCTGTTCCTTGTCGAGGCCGAAGCCGTCTTTGGTTTCATCACTCATAGAGACCAGAACCTCCCTGCCAGATTGCGGTTGCGCAGCACTTGGAGAGCTTCGTTGAAGGCGTCGTTGCCGGGTGCGAGCAGGGTGCTGAAAATCGAATCAGCTATGCCGCCCAAAAGGCCGGTTCGGAGTTGGATTGGCTGGATGGGTGTCGGGTCCGGAATCCGCTGTGGCGCGTGGCACAAGTTCCAGAACTGGTCATGCTTCACGAACGGGGTCCAGGTGTCATCCATCGGCAAATCGGGTGAATATCCGGGTGGCGAGAGAAAATAGATGGTGGCGATCTTGATAGCGTCGAACTCTGGATCAGCGGTTCCTTCCAGCAGGTTGCCCATATCGACCTCTACAATCGGCTTGTATTTGGATGTCACGGTCAGCCACGGGCGTTTCCGCGGAGGCGTGGATCTGCCATAGTTGATGACGAGCAACGCACTGTAACTGTCGAGGAAGGGATTTCCTTGGATGACATCCAGCTTGGCCGCCGCACGATCCACGTAGAGCACCACGTCGCATGCACTCAGAAGCGGCGACTCACCGTCCGATTCGTATTGAACCTCCTGAATGCCGGAATTGAGATTGCCTTGGAACACGACCTTTTCATCGGTCACACCGAACTGGATGAAGAACTCGGGCACTGCCTCGAATTCCACGGCGATGTTCCCCGACATCGAAACTGAAACCGATTCGGCATCCGCTCCCTTGCCGATGATGCGTGTTCCCGTGACGATAATCTGCGGCGACTCGGTGATGAGCGCGTCCACCGATTGATCCTTTTCCGGGCGCGATCCGGTTTCCTCTTCGATCCGGTCGAGCGTGCGCTCGGTGGCGAGTATGGCCAAAGTCGAAATTTCCGGTTCCACTCCGTTGACGAAGCCGGGGCGGATGCGGAACACCCACTTTTCGGCGATGTCGCTCCATTCCGGCACGATGGTCCATGGATGCACCCAACGTCGGGATGTTCTGACAAACCGCAGCGGCAGGCGGCGCGAGACCTCGTCGATCATGGCGTTCCATGTCTTGTGATTGATGATCGGAACTTTGCGTTTCATGTCGGGATGAACAGGTGGCGACCTGCGGCTTTCGCATTCGGGTCTTTTTTGAGATCGGCTTCGCTCGGTCGGCGCTCTTGAAATTCGTAGCGGATGTTGTGGTGAACAATCTGGAACACCTCCTCGATGGAACCGCCGTCGCTGGATGCCCGCAGGAACGCGAGCGGATAGTAGCCGAAGCCGTCGAGCGGTCCTTTGGCTGAGTCGGTCTGAACGATTTCGACGTTCTCACTCACCTGCTCGCCGGCCTTGTTTTCCTTCACACCGGAAATCCCACCGCTCACCGACTGCTTCACCTTGAGCGAAATGTAAATCCGCCCGTCCTTTGATGCCTTCTTTGGATCCAGCTTGAGCGCCGGATAATCCTTTCCGGTTTCGCGGTTGCCATCCTTGTCGCGGTTGTCGATGCGGCGTTTCTGCCCGCTCTCGGTGATGACTGGAATCAGATCGTTGACGGTCCCGGGCGAGACTCGCACCGATGATCCACTCACCATGACGCGGAACGGATGGCGAAACATCTGGTTATCGCGGACGCGCACGATGGTTCCGTGAGGCGTGACACGCACGTCGATCCCGTCGTCTGGGACGATTTTGAGCGAATCAACCCAGCGCACGAGGCGTTCCCACGCATCGCGCACCTTCTCGCCTTTGCGCACTTTGATTTCACGCGTCGTCATTGCTTGCTGGCCTTTTCATAGATCTCCTCAACCCAGCCGTTCGGCGGTGAGAGCAGCCATTCGTTTTCGATGCGCCACACGTCGCCGTTCTGTGAAATCTTCGGTGGCATCGCCATCCAGGTGCGGCTGCCGAAATCGACTTCAGCAATCGAGTCCGGCGCACCCGGGATGCTGGAATAGACCTTTCCGATGTCGTTGATCGCGTTCTTGGGAATCTGCTTCGCCGACCATGTGCGCGTGACGCGGGCAGTCATCACGGCATAGGTCGAGGTGCCGAACATGGGGTTCTTCTCGCCCGGCTTGGCTTTGCCCTTACCGCCGAGACCGCCTTTGCCCTTGGCCTCCTTTGGCATGAACTCAGGGAACTTGAGCGGGCCACCCGGTTCCTCGTAATAGCCGCCGTAGGTTGCCTTAATCTCCTTGAGATTGGGATGCGACTCAAGCGGCTCTTCGGAAAAGTCGAAGCCGAGGTTCCATTGTTCGGTTTCCGCAGGTTCGGGCTCCTCGTCACCGGCGTATCCCTTGTAGGTGACGGTGACGATCCAGCCGTCGGTGCCGTCGTTGAGTGCCTGCCAGGTCCGGCTCTGTTCGACCAGCCCGTGAAACCGAGCATGCCCGACCGTGGTGACCTCGCCGATGCTCTTGGCATGATAAGACACGGCGAATGTCGAAATCATGTTTTCGTCCCTGCCGCCGCTCGCGCCTTCGAGGATGGTGTTCTCAGCCATGGCTTACGCAAAGACCGCCTCCCCCGGTTCCGGGGTAGTGCCCCTGTTCTTGGTGTTGTCGTGAATCTTCTTGAGCCAGTCGGTCTGCCGCTTGTTTTCCTCTAGCAGCCCTGCGTTTGCGCTGCGGCCGAAGAGCATGTTCATGGATTGTGCGAAGGAGCCGAGCTGTCCTGACCCGCCCGCGATGACTGCCGGGGCCGCTGGTTTTTCGGACGCCGCCGCCATGCCGATCTGCTTGCCAGTCTTCGCCGGAGGAATGGCCGCTTTGATGCGCTCCACGGTGTCGCCGAACTCACGCTTCATGCCGGACGTGTCGATGGCTTCCGCGGTGTTTGCGAAGGTCTCGCTGAATCGGGTCTTCACGTTCTCACCGGCTTCTGCCAGACGTTGGGCGATCTTCTGTGCGGCAGGTTCCAACAGGTCACCGGCCTTCGAGAACCGCGCCGCCGCGTCTTCATCGAGGATCGCCGCGCTCTCGCGGATCGTCTTCTGGATGCCGTTGAACGCATCCTCCTTGCCGAACAACTCGGCCAGCGGGCGCGCCACCTCGATGATTTCCGAGAATCCTTTTTGAAGGAAACTGATGGCTGATAGAAAAATGCCGATGATGGCATTTCCCATCCCGCTCCAGAACTCGGGAGTCGTCAGGATTTGGAAATACGTCACCGCTGTTTTGAAATACTCGACGATGTATTGGCCGGTGGCGGCGATGGTCGCCCGCAGAGTGGCCCATAGGAAATTCACGCTTTGTGCGAACGCCAGTTTGAGCGACGACCAGACAAGGTTGAGTGCCTCGCCGCTGCGGAAGATCGCGACAAGGAACTGGCCGGCCTCTGCCAACTTGGGCTTTGCCATTTCCACGAATTCGAGGAACTGCGGCGTGATGGATGCGAGTGCTGCCGCCAGTGGTTTGCCCACTTCCTCAAATCCCTGATTCAGCGCGGCCTTGATCTGGACGGACGCGTCCGCAGTCGCCGCCGCCGTGCCGCCGACCTGCTTTTCGATGGCGGCGAGCACCAATGCTTGCGCCTCGTGCATCCGATTGGACTCGGCCAGTGCCTTGATCTTGGCCTTTTCATCCTCAGTGAAGGTGATGCCCGAACGCCGCAAGGCGGCGAGTCCGTTGATTGGATCGTTGAGTGCCTTGCCGAGTTGGACGGCGTTCTGTTCGGCGGTGCCAAACCCGGCCGCCGCCATATCCACCGCCGCCTGCGTGGCCCGATCAAAATTACCGCCCAACTCGTCGGCGGTGTTGGCGAGTTCCTTGAAGGTGAGAAGTTTCGCCTGGGTGAGTTGGATCGCATTTCCATCCGCTCCAGTCTGCAACTCGATCTTGTCCGCGAGGTTGTTCAACCGCTCGGCCACCGCGTCGGATTGGTCGCCGAACAGCCCCATGGATTTGGCGATGTTGCGGACGCGGGCGTCGGCGGAGTTAGCCGCCTCACCCGACAGGATCAGCTTGTAGGTCAACGCGCCAATCGCCGCGCCTGCGGCGGCCACAGCGGCGGCGACAACTGCCGTTCCCTTGGCCACGGATTTCATGGCGCTGCCCATCGACGCGAAACCCTTGGATGCGCCCGACGACATGCCGGCCATCGAGTTTTTTAAGCCGCTGGTTTCCGACTTGGCAGTCTTCAACGCGGACTGGAATCCAGCCGTATTGAGTGTCAGCAGTGCGGTGAGCTTGGCCATCTGGCCACGGGTGGCATGTCAATCGAAGCCGGACTTCCCCTTCACGTTGGCGAAGAAATAGAGCAGCCGTTTTTCCATGGAACGTGTCTGCACCCGGAGCGCGGCATTCACACGCGCCCGCAGGCCGTTGACCTTGGCGGCCCACTCCACGGCATTGGTGATCGACGCGCTGATCTCGCCATCCTTCACCTGGATGTCGGTGCTTCCGGGCGCGGCGTGGCGCGACACCCATGCGGGCACGCGGATCTTTCCAACGCTCTGCGCCGCGGTCGCCCATGCCGATGCCAAATAGCCGACCCGTGCCTTCTTCGCCTTGATCAGTTCTGCGATCAGCGCCTTCGGTGCCTTGAGCTTGGTGCCGCCCTTGGCCACGCGCATAGTCCCACTTTTCCGCCGCGACTTGAGCACCGAGCGCATTTGCGCCAACGAATCCACATCAGCCCGCTTCGGATCGGACACCCCGCGAAACACGGCGCGAATGTCGCCGGTGATCGCCTGCTCGCCGAGCTTCTTTGCCTTCACCCCGCGTGTGCTGCCACGGTTGGGCGGAGTGAAATCCAACAGGTGCCGGATGAAGCCGCGGACCTGTTCCTTCATGAATGTCTCGCCGTCGCGCTTCGAGTAAGCGGCGAGGCGGTCGGCGGCCCGCTGGAACTCATCGACATGCAGTTTGAATTTCACCTCATCACCCATCGTCATCGTCGCCATCGTCAACCATGCGGTCGATGAGTCCGATCAGCTCGTCCGGCGCGAGTGCCTGCATCGTCTCTTCGGTGGGTGGTTCAAGCGTCCAGAGATTGGCCGCCTGAAGTGAGCAGTGGTAATACTGGAGGGCACGCGCCATCGGCAGCCGCCAAATGATGAAGTCCTCGCTCCAACCGGTGTCCTTGGCGATGGTGAACACCGCGCTCGCCAACCAGCCGGGGTTCAGGACTTTCCCGGCGCATCGTCCTCGCTGGACGGATACTTGCTTTCGACGCGGACGCTGGATGCGGTGAGCATCGCGTTGATCCGGTTGATTTCCGCCATCAAACCCGGGAGCATGTCGAAAGTGACATTGAGAGAGAACTTGAGCACACACCGATCCACGGTGTCATCACGAACGGCGTCCGCGATGTCATCTTCATCCGCCGACTGCATCCATGCAAATGCCATGATCTGCCGCTGCTCTTCCAAATCATCAAGCTCCAACGGTGGATCATCCTTGCCACGGGTGAACATGGTGAGCTTGAGCAGATAGGCCAGTTGCATCGAGCCCATGGTGTATGGACGCAGCTTGAGGTTGCCGATCCGACGTTCACCGTTGTCGATCATGCCAGTGGCAAGTTGAAGTTCGCGGTCGTTCATAATGTTAGAATTCGGAAAGGATTTGCTCGCGGGTGGCCTTAGATGCCTCGTCAGAACCGCTCGGCACGATGGCGATGCGCTTGCCTTTGCGGATCAGCAGCATCGGGCGCATCGTCTTGACCTTGTCGAGCAGCCGGTTGTGCTGGTCGTTCATCGCCCGCAGGTAGGCGATGGGGTGGTTGGCGTTGGCCTCGCACCAGGTAAGTGACTCGTAACGCTTGCGGAACTCATCAAACGTGATGCTTTCCGCCACCTCGATGGGTTCAAAGCTGATTTTGGCCGCGCCGTCCATGAGCCAGGTTACGGTGCGTTTCGCGCCGTTGGGCGTCTGTTCGACCGTGTCGGAATAGGCGGCTTCGGTGGCAAACATGCCGCCGCTTGAGAGTGCCGCAGCGACAAGCCGGGTGTTGCGGCTTTCGGTGGGTTTCGTGTCGTGATCGCGCACGACGCTGATGGTGGTTCCTTCTTTCATGGGTGATTTTCAGGTGATCGTTGAAAATGGATGCGTCATACCGCGCCTGCGGCGGGATGGTTCACTCCCGACAGTTCGAACGAGTTGTAGTCCTCGTTGGTCTGGGAGTTCTTGACGGTGGTGATGATGGTGGTTCCGCCCGTGATCTGCTCAGGCACGTAGGCGGCGGAGGCTCCACCCAGCAGGGATTCATCAGCGACACCCCGGCCCTTGACGGTAAAGCTGAAGGACGGGTCATAGCGGTTGCCCGTCTCGAATGCGCCGTCGCTCTTCTTGATGATCTTGTGTTCGAGCTGCTTCTGCACGTCCACGCTCTCCACGAGGGCGGCGGTGACGCACTTGACTCCGATTTCGTTGAACGCGGCGGGCATGGAATTGTTGAATGTTAGATGTCGTCGTAGGCGACGGCCTGAATCTCGAAGCCGGGGAAGTCGTCGTTGCTTTCGGTCACCTTGACGGAGGTCACGAACGAGACGCCCTTGGTGATCGCCCCTGCGGCGACATCGCCAAAATTCACGGTGCCTTTTCCGGATAGCGTGATGCTTCGGGTGATGAGCTTTTTCGGCTTCGCCACAACGGTGACGCCAAGCGAATCCCGCAGCGTAGCCACTTCGATGGATGAGTCCGCAGACGCTTCCTGGGCGTGGCCGGTTGCGGGCGCGAGTCCGTGCAGGTTGGTGACTCCGAAGGTGGCGGGCATGACTCTTACGGCGTGTTGTCAACCGGCGTCCAATCCACACCGAGAATCCCCTCGATGGTGGTAAGCCAGCGGTCGTCATCCGTGATGGCGGTGGAGTTGGCTTTCGTCCTGAAACCACCAATGATGAATCCATTCGCCGCAGGCAGCACGCCTTCCATGATGCCCTTCACCGAATGGGCGAGAGTGGCGTGTTGGGTCCGGTTGTCAGTGGGTGACGACACGAGGATTTTCACCGTCGCTCGATGCAGTGGGCCGACCACGTTTTCAATCGAGTCTGCCAGCACGAGAATCGCATGAGATTCGGGCGTGCGGATGTCGGAGGAAGTCCCGGTGAAAACCTCGGGAGTGGGAACAAGCTGCGCGGAGGTGAAAAGGCCGGCCAGGTAATCTTCGATGGCTTGGTTCATGTTGGTAATTTTCAGCGGCGGGCCACCCGGTATTCGATGATGCCCGCGCCGGGCTTGCGGTTGATTTCCTCGATCTTGTGGCGCTCGCCGCCGATGAGGATCGTGTCGTTGTGGGCGGGCGGCGGAGTTGGCAGGTGTGCCACGAGCAACCTCACGGTGAGTGCGCCGTCCTGGGTAAAACCGCCTTCCTCAAGATCGACGGCCAGTCCGCTTGGCGAGACCATTGCCTGATAGTCCTTGCCACCGATGGTCACCGGCACGCCCGCGTCACGCAGGATTTCAACGAATGCCTCGGCAGCGGCGGCTTGGATCGCGTTCACGCACCGAGCCGCGTGTCAATCGGCTGGAACCTCTGAAATATTAAGAGATTGCGGTGAACTCACCTTCGGAAAAGATTCCGTCACATTTGAGGCACTTCTTTCCGGCGAGATCAGAAGTCCTTTCAATAGACTCTCCGCCACAATGCTTGCATACGAGAGGGTCTTTGCGTTCGTCATACTGATCAATCTTCAAGCAGGATCGGCAAATGAAATCAGATTCGTTACCCGCATACTTTTTCAGAATATCGTCGCATTCCTGTCTTGTTGGTTCGTGCCCGACAATTGTTCGTGCGATCTCTTTGATCTGATCGACTTTCCCTGGATGGTAAAAATGATGCCGCTTTCCTTTAGGATATTCAATGTAAGGATTTCCATCGTCCCAAGCTTCAACACTGAAGCCACAGCGATCACAGGTGAATTCATAACAGGCAGCCATAGTTTTCCTGAAGAAAGGTTGAATTAGCTCTAGCAAACCCAGAATGCCCTCGGCAAGGCTGAAGCTCCTTTTCTTGCCCCACTCCAAACAAAACACCCCCTCCCGGTTTCCCGAGAGGGGGCTGACATGACAAACGAACCAATCAAATCGTTTATGCCACCGGACGAATGATGCGCTCCAGCATCGGCTTGTTGCCCGGAGCGAAGCCATACATCAGGGTGAAGCTGACTTCCTGCTTGCCGAGGCGGCCGTCGTAACGGTCGCGGACCTGCATCGACAGACCGGTGCGCGGGTCGGTGACAACGCGGATCACGGTGTCGCCGGTGTTGGCGGGCACGTCCGGCACGCGGGCAGCCATGATGAGGGACTCGCGGATACCAGCGAAACCAACCAGACGCTCGGCGTTCTCAGGCAGCGCCGAGTATTCGATCACGGCGAACCCGTTCACGTCAGGCAGCATTCCGCTCACTACCACGTTGCTGGCAGCGGGAGTGATGTATGCCTTGTAGAGGGCTTCGTCCTTTTGCAGCGAGTTATAGTAGTCCGAGTTGACGAACATAAAGCGGCCCATGTCGGGAATGAAACGCTTGTTGAGCTTGGTGCCGATGTCCACGACCGAGTCGCGTCCGAAATCCAAGGCAGCCACTTCGGTCTTGTTGTTGAAGTTGGCGTTCACGATGAGTGCCATGAGGTCATCGCTGACCTTTCGGCCAAGCGCGTATGCCACCTTGTCGGCGTAGCGTTGGTTCAGATCAATCTCACTGGTGGAACGCTCCACGTCGGTGATCGCGTAGCCAGCGTATGCGTGCTTGTCGATCTTGACGGTGACATCGACTTGCGCCTGGTCGTCGGGGACGTAGCCGGTAGCGGGATCGAAGTCATGCGCCACGGTTGGAGTGACGATGTGGGTGACGATGTCCTGATTGAACTTCACGCTCGCGGACGAGAAATCCGTGGCGATGCGGCTCAGGAGCGGGAACTTCGCGAGCAAGGTGTTGAGCGCCGTTTGGGCGATCAGCGGAGAATTGACGGTAGCGTTGCTATTGGACATGGCGGCTTAGCGGTTGAAGTGAGTGGCGAGGTGTTGGTGATAGAAGGCGGCGGCTTCGTCGGGCTTGTTGGCGTTCACCAGGCGCGTGTATTCGGCGACGAGGTCTTGAAGCGAAGTGGCTTGGGTGACGGCGGCCTGGTTGTCCCCTGCGGGAGTGACGCGGGCGGGCATCGTGGTGCCGGTCGAGGCGACGACGCGGGCCACCTCTGTCTGGACTCGCCGGTCGAAGTCGGCTTGCGATGCTTCAAGCTCGGTGATGCGGGATTGCAGCGCGGCGACCTGTTCGTTAGCCGCGCCGCGTTCGCCGTTGAGCGTGTCGAGCTGTGCTGAAAGCGTTTCCACTTCTCCGCGCAGGGTCGTGACGGTGGCCGCCTCTTCGTTGAGAAGTTCGGTCTGGGCTTGGTAATCCCGCTGGAGGTCGGCGACCTGCGTGCGGGCTTGGGCTAGTTCGTCTTCGATGGTTGTGTCCATTGACCGTGCGCCCGTGTCAACCGACGCATGATAGACGCGGAGACGGTGCATGGCGTCGGCACGACCAGTAACCATGCCCGCGAGGTTGTGGCGCTGTGCCTGCTTGCCACTGAAGGTCTGGCCTTCCATGGCTTCGGCGGGAATCGCACGACCCTTGGCGAGAACTGCCGCATGGAATTCCCCGGCGATTTCCGCGAGGTTGGAACTGATGAGTTCACGCTGGTCGTCTGTTAGCGGGGTGCCCGGTGCCCCCATCGCCTTGTATTTGCCGACGGAGAAGACTTCGACCTTGATGCCCGCCTTATCGAGAGCCGCGCTGTTGTCGATCACGGCCTGCACCACGCCGATGGAGCCAACTTGAGCGGATGGCGTGGCGTAGATGGCGCGTGCCTGGCTTGCCACCCAATAGGCGGCGGAGCACATGAGGCCGGACGAGAACGCATAGACTGGCTTCTTCTTGTCGAGAGCGGCGACGGCATTCGCCAGTTCCGGAGTGCCGGCCACGGTTCCACCGGGAGAGTCGATGTTGAGGAACACCGCCTTGATGTCATCTCGTCCCGCGGCTTCCCGAATCGCGTCGCCGATCTCTTCGGAACTGGTAGCGCCGAAGAAGATACGGGCGAACAGATCGGGCTTGCGAAGAATCGGGCCTTCGATGGCGACCACGCCGATGCCATC